TGTTGTATAAAAACAACACCTTTTAATAATACCACTCCAAAAGAATGGTATTTAAAAAGGTATTAAACCCTAGTAACCGATATTTCAACCACAGTATCATCCATCCATTCATCCACTATACTACGAACTTTATAGTAGGATATACTCTCCCATTCCTCAGAATGTAATATGCCCTCGTCATTGGTAAAAACAATGCTTAAATTAAATTGTGATTCATTCATTATTATTCCCCTTCTAATTCTTTTATATACATTTCAGGTATTTCACCCATACTCTCCAGATAATCACGAATCGAATTAGCCTTATTCAGACTACAATATACACCATAAACAGATTGTATATACCGATCCATATTCTTTTCTTTTATACAAACCACATAAACTTTCATTCATCATCCAATTCTAAAAATTCAGTATAACCAGACCGATCCATAAAATCTTTCACTTCACTCTCCGATAGATAATTTAATAGGTCGAGAATCAATTCCTCTTTTGCAACCATACCATCCTCAACCAATTCTATCAGTTTATTAGTATATTCACGCATAATTAACCCTCCAATAACACCTTATTCATTCTAAAAAACTTATTCCGTTCATACTCTGTAATATAACCAGTGATAAAACGGTTCATTAACCTACGCCATTCAGCATAATCAAACTTCAATTATACTCTCCCGTCATTATTAGACCATTCATAATCAGCATTATCATAACCTTCCCGATAACCTGCCGCATATTGTGAATCAATATAATCCACTAAGGCATTATAATCATCATCCGATAATACCTCTGCCATTTTCTTAAGAATATCCATTATAATACTTCCTCAGTAATAACACCATTAGTACCACAACAATAATCAATTACATCCACAACATATTCCATGCTTACCTCTTTAGCATCAGCAATAATATGAATAGGATAACCCTTCCGATATAGGGAGATAATAGAAAGGAGAGAAAGTTCCTCTAATTCCCGTAGATTTAAACCATAATCATCCAACATATTAACCTCGTATATTAAAAAGTCGTTATTTATAGTAAGCCATGGAGAGAAACTAGGATTAAGCGCAGGGGTTATCGCAGAGGTATAGTGGGATTTGGGACTTAGTTTCTATCCGTGATGCCGTTTTAATATCTTTTCCAAATAACCCCTGAGCATTCCGGAATATAACCGAACCATTCAGAGGCCATTCAGAAACCATATTATAGGCCTTTTAATAGATCCGCAGACTTCTCAAATCCACGTTTAAAAGCATCCATTTCACGCTGGTTAATCAGATCCAGAAACTCTATGAAACTAACCTCATTATCACAGAGCTTATTATACAATTCAGAGAGCGTCATATTATACGTCCATTTTAAAGGTTGAAAGGAGGGTTTTGCCGTCATACAGCTTAACCAGAATATGCTTAGAATAAACACGGTATTTTAGAGTCATAATAGTTCCTTATTTGTTATTCATACGGCGGAATACAGCGATCAATTCAGGTGTTTTCAGAGTATCCAGAAACTCTTTGATTTTATCGTCCATATTAGTCCTGAATGAATGAAAAGATTTTGGTATAGCGATTGTCTTTCAAATCACGGATTAAGCTCTTGAGCGTGCGTGGATTAACATTGTGGAAGAATACTTCCTCGTTAGCAATATTAAAAGCACTCACAGTATAATACAGCTTAGTTTCTACTGTGGTATTACGAGCCTTAATCAAATCCATTTTAAACTTCATAATAACCCCCTTAATTGGTCGAAACGATAATAAATTGAATAACCAGAGCGCTCATAATAACACCAGAGCCAATCATTACAGCCCATTCATTATCCAAAACACGATTAACAAAACGATTTAACATATCCATACCTTTTCCAGTGAATTTATCCATGCCTCTAATATACTCGCATTGGCACAGAATACAAGCCCCAGCAGTGCAAAACAGCAGTCCACAGAGAGGGCTGTTGTAATAACGCAACAACGGGAGAGCAGTGGTGGAGAGGGTTTGGGCAGGTATAGAGGGAAACTATAGGGCCACAGGAAATTATAGAAAAATATACGAGGTAGTGGGATGACAGTGGCCACAGTGGTTCTGGTTAGAAATGGCAGGGAACGCAGAGGTGGCAAGAGGTACGGAGGAGCAGCAGTGGTATGGTCTGTGACGAGCAGTGTCCATGCGTATATGGGCGGGGGTGTGCGAGCGTTAAGTCAATATAGAAAAAAGCCCTCCATGGTCAAACTCTTTTTTCCTATTTTTTATTTTCTCCGGGAATTTCAGTATCCACCAATTTTTCCCGGAGGAGTTTTCTTCAGGAGGTTTCAGTGATCCCAGATTTTTTTTCTAGGAGGCAGTACGAGATTTTTCGAATTTTTCTTGGGCCTCTAGAGTATCCACTTCATATCCCTTATCGATATGGTGTTTCTCTCCATTCAGTATATTAGAGATTAATCGACTTTTCTCATCTTTAGATTTCAGAATTTTTTTCGGGATATCCTCAGAGGTTCCAGTGATTCCTCTCTCCATATAGGATAACAGTATCTCCAGAGAGGTTGCAGAGCCTCTGTAATAGTGATACATGTCTTGGTCAATAAACTGTCTATCCTTACAGAGTTGCTTATAGTAGTCTATTCTACACTGTATTTCTTCTCTTAGGTCGTCCATTTGCGTGGCCCAGTAATAACGTGTCCAAAGAATACACAGAAGGCCTTCAGAGCATATACAGATCGTTTCAGGTAGAAAATACGATATTTCATTGGGGTCATCATGGCACCATGTTAAATTGATTCAGTTCTTCTACAGTATCGTCTTTTGTTAATAGATCGATTAGGTTAGAATAGGCTGTAGGAGAGAGTGTCACAGAATAGGCCTCACGGTCTCCTTCTGGATGGCGAGAACGAGCAAAGACAGTGGTGAATCGAATCTGTTTGTAGTTCTCGGGTTTAACACAATCGATGACCTCGACAAAGGTCTGGAATCCATCGTTATCTACTAGTTTTAATTTGGTCATTTTAGATTTCCTAAGTCAACGCCATGTGTGATAGCGTAATATTTGAAAGCGTACCATGCCGCAAGGAGAATGAAGTAACCAAATATTGGCCCAGCGATTCTTCTACCGAAAAGGCCTTGGTTAAAGAAAGCCCATAGAGCACCCAGAAAGAAAGACAATAGATTGAGAGAAACTAAATCTATATTAAAGAAGTGGTATTGTGAAAAGTCCATGGTGAGCAGCCCTCGGAACCGCCGGGAAAATCAATTAGTATGAGAGCATCCTATACTAAATTTTGGTAATTGTCAAGTGTCAGTATCCACGGTGGGATTTTAGTCTGGATATGACCTCTTTGATCTCCCTCTGGATGGAGGTGTTCTGAGGAATCCAGCAGGATATCCGATTGAGAAAAGTAATGAGTTCGTTGATATCCATTATAATCCTAAATTAGACCATTTCTTGAGTTTCTCACGTTTTTCTTTCTTTGCGGCATTAATGTTGGAATCAGACAGGATTGCCCTCTCTACAAGAATATCAATGATGCACAGGAGGTCACCCACTTCAGATTCAATCATCTCCTTTTTGGATGGGCCATCGTTCAGACGGTTATCTAGCCCAAAACGGAACGCTTTGGAAACTGATTGGATAACCTCTGCACATTCTTCTTGCAGTATAATAAAGGCTTCTGTCATTTTGTCGTGGTCGGTCATTCTGTCAAAAATGCCTTTTGACCATTAGGTGTTAGTACATATTCATCAGCGACTTCTTCGGCAAGACTAGAATTAGTGTGGCGGGAAGTACCAATTAACTTGTTATCCAGATAATACTCTACGACATAAAACCCGTTGGTGGTGTATGCACCACCTTCGGCCTTAATAATGGACTTTCTGGGTCCGTTTTCGAATGTTGATATAATATTCATTTAATCTCCTTATGCGATCATTCCAATGAAGCGGTTGAGGATGACACGGTTACTGTGTCGGTTGCCAGCATACTTAGTAAATGCATTTACCAGACTACGAGTAGTGGTCTTACCATTCGTATCAAATTCAACATCTGCATCGGTATCTAGGCCTTCCGAACGGAGTAGGTAGTATTCATCAAAACCAGCGTTCTTAACGACCACAGACTTCTCTTTACGGAACTTAGCCTTGATTTCATCGTGATTGTTTGACATACCAAAGAAACGTTGGACACCATCACGGTTGAATTGGCGACCAGAGAGAACATAGAAACCTAGTACATTACAACCAGTACGTTTCTTGAGCAGACGGATCATACCTTCGGTCATAGATTCACGCTCACGATAGGCATTGATTTTAACCTGTTCACGGGTTACTGGATCATTAATGGTTACATTGATTTCACCACGAGTGATGTACTTGCCCTCCATTTGCATAGCCAGAGCTTGAAAATCTTGTACACGGATACCAGAATTGCCATCTCTATCGGTGTAATCACCAAACACACCATAAGCACGGTCAGATTCACCATCAGTCAGGAAGATAGTATTAACGACTTGCAGTTTATACTTATTCTGGAAAACCGGAATATATTCCATTGCCGTGATGATCGCTTGGAACATCGGAGTAGAATTCAGACTCATCCAGTGTGGAACATAACCGTAGTAGTGTGACATACCAACCAGTTGGGTTGCCGCATACTTGAATTCACTGGCAGACATACGACTAGAAAGCATATTCAACAGACGGAAATCACCCATCACCAGATCATTCTTAATTGGTGATTGCTTGTGTTGTTGGAAGACATTCCCATAATCGTTATTAGCAAAAGCAAATACTTCATACGGAATATTAACCTTCTTACAGAACATCACCAGCGACAGAAGTTGTTTGACGGTGTTGTAGATATGATCCGACATAGAACCAGACCAATCAAGGAACATAACCAGACCATGAGACTTGCCACCAGGAAGAACAGTGATTTTCTTAAAGATGTCCTCATTGAATTTGTATGAGAAAATCTTGGACATATTCAGGTCACCAGTCTTAGCCGTAGATGCACGTTTTAGTTGGTCGGCATTCTTACGCAGCTCGAATTCTTTAACCAGATAAGAAACAACCTTGTTATTCTCTTTAAGAATACTTTGGAATTTTTCTGGTGCATCAGGATTCAGGCGTGGATTAGGATCAGTACGATGCAGATGCCACAGTACCTTGTGATCCAGAATGGCCTTGTCTAGGTCGTAACGTGGCAGATTGGCATAGATGTTTACCTTGCCATCATCAGCAAACAGTTTGCTTTGGTTCTTACGATAGTTATCATCCGTTTGTGAACGGATTTCATCACCTTCGTCAGCACCAGAGGATGGTTGATTGCCTTCGATCTCCAGTTCATCATCTTCTTTACTATCGGCGCCTTCCTCATCAGACCATTCATCTTGGTATTCATCGCCATCAAAACCATCGTAATCCGACTCCAGATCCTCATCTTCGCCGGCATCTTCAGGATTTGCATTGGCCTTTTGTTGTTCCTTTTCGTCCTTCATAACACCAGAGATTTTCTTGGCGAGAATCAGAACATCATCAAAGGTTTCAGCAGATTCGATTTCCTTTAGAATTTCACGCTCAGTTTCAGTAAACTTAATGCCAAGGATCGGGCCACCTTTGTAGAACAGGTTAATGCGGTCAATCAAGGACATATCATTCAGTTCAGCACCTTGAGTACCGAAAAAGTCCTTTTCAATCAGTTCACGATAACCCTTGGTAAAAGAATTGCGGAGACCAGGATACTTGTCCTTCATCTTACGCTCAATGCGTACATCCTCGATTACATTACAAACCGATGCACTAATCTTTTCATTGTAGGCTCTTTCCAGACCTTCAAGCGGAGTATAGAGAGCGTGGCCAACTTCATGGCCCATGAACAGGTCATACAGTTGGCTGGAGATGTTTTTATCCAAAACCGGAACAGTGAGAATACGGTCTTTAACATTAAAAGAAGCCGTAGGAACATTGCGTTGTTCCACAGTAAGGTTCTCGGTTGCCATCAGTTTGGCAAGGATAGATTTGGATTCAAAATTCTGCATGTGTGTCTCCTAACAAGATAGAAACATTATCTCATAGGAACGACCAATAGTCAAGATATTACTGGATTATTCGAATCCTAGTGTTGTATTTTTACAACAGTTCTTCTCGGAGGTCGTTATATCGTTGGAGATCCTCTTCCCACAACCGCTTTACCACAAATTTGCGTAGGATTTGATCCAGTTCTTTTCCCGGAACATTCCACTCAACGCCATCCATTGTATCTTTAACACTTTCACTCATTTTGTATTCCAATCACTTTCCATCAAATGACAATCCAGACTAAAAGCCAGTTTGTCTGCTAGTTCCGGCACTCTCTTTACTAACTGAAACGCCAAATCATCGATATTTACGTTTTCCAAGATTGTTTCTACATCGGAAACTGCTCGGAAAAACTCATCTTGTTCATAAGTAAGCATTTTTTCGTGTTAAACCATGTAATGTTGATCAGGAATGTATAAAACATTGCTCGGATTCAAGAATTTAAAGATATTTTTGTGCCATTCGAGTGATTCCATCGAATATTCTTGCAATTGGTTGTCAAAATACTCATCAACATCGTCAATTTCATCATAAAACTCATCAAAACTCACAATTTTCCTTTCGGTGTTTAACTTTACGAGTATATTGTACATTACTCTTGTGTGTTTGTACAGGTTTTATAGGAGTCCTGCGTCTAACTTTGACCAATTTTACCGAAAACTTGATTTTTTCCATGTTTCAACTCCGAAATGTTCTTTGATCATAAAGCCTGGACACTGTGTACGCCAGGAACAGTCAGCGATTTCGGCACATTCCTGAACAATCAACTCGGCGAACTTTTCTTTAAATGTAGGAAACCACTCTAAGCCTTGTGGTGTTGTCCACTCAGCATATTCTTGTGCTTTATCGGCAAGTTGTTTAATTCGGTCGTCCATTATCCTCTCCTCATTCGGGAGATTTCAACTGCGTCCTCTTGCGAAAAGACCGGGACTGCATTTGATTTATGCATTGTTGCAATTCCAATGATGGCGGTTCCAGTGTAACTTCTGGAAACTGGCTTTGAACAATCTGCCTTGCCGCTAGTTCCCAATGAAGGGATATGTTGCGTTGTACGGCGATACGCACCACTTTGGTTAACAAGTACCGATGGCTTTGTTTGTACCGTATTAACTTTCTTCTTCGGTTCATATTTTTTGAGTATATCTTCCCATGATGCTTTTAACGCACGTTGCTTAGCATTGGGTTTACGTTTCTTGCTTTTAGCGGTATGTGTATGGATAATCATAATGTAGTCCGTCCGTATCAATAAGTGATGCCAACAGACTACATCCTACAACAAAACCGATATTTTGTCAACCTTGACGGTATTTGTCTTCCCGGTTGTATGACCGACACACCTCATCGAAATAACGAGCTTTTACTTTTCTTGCTTCGGCATGCTCATTTTTGGGTTTCTTTGATTTTGAAAATTTACGATCATCTTCATAATCTTCATTATAATTATCATTCTTACGGAACTTGCCCATAAATTTAGACACGATACAACTCCTACGGCAGTAGATTAGGAAACACTTTTTTGATGAATTTATAATTCAGGCCCTTTACACCTAAATCTTTCTTGAAAATACCAACTATCACTTCCATTTCTCTTGGTTCGAGTGATTCTAACATTTGTAAAAGAATCTCAAGTCTCCGACGGTCCGTTAATCTTTCAGCTGCAGGATCACCATCTCGGAACAAATACATCTTCTTAAGTTCTTTACCGATATTCGAGAATGCCATTCCAGGTGGTGCATCTGGAATTTTATATTCTTTAGGCAACTCTTTATACTTCCAAACATAACTTGGATGATAAGCGTATTGTAGTGCTTCTACTAGGTGTTGTGATAGATTGCGTCCGATCACATCAATTCGTTCTTGTTCTGTCTTTGATTCTTCAAATTCGTCAAAGACTTCATATAGATTTTTCATTAAAATTCCTCAATCACATCCATTAGATTCTTCAGTTTTTTGCTAATGAAATAGTTTAACATTTTTTGGCGGGATGCCGGTTTCGTTTCCTCTAATGTATTTAGGATTTTCTCTTGGATTTCCTTTGGAATGAATCTTAGGTCAATAAGAATCTCGTTTCTAGAGAAACCAGTTTTAGCACGATCATCTGACCAATTCTGTACACTCTCGTTTAACAGTTTATCCATTACATTTTTGGTGATAGGTTTCTGACGTTGTTCAAGTGCAAAACAATCACTAGGAGAAAAGATGTTAGGAATGCCATCACCTTTATCGCCACGAATAATCTTCTCTTTCAATTCAAGTACAGGATCAACCGACTTGATAAACTTCTTCATAGCAGGATTGTATTGCTTGATCGAATGTTTACCTGTGTTATATCTCTGTAATTGAGGAAAGTCTCCATCACTTGAAATAATCAAAACATCTTCGTGAGCAACATAACGTGGTGCCAGAGTTCCAATAATATCATCTGCTTCTGCACCATCAACGTCAATGACATGATATGGGAAGTTTTCCTTAAGTTCATTCTTAAACTTGGAAAGCATATCAAAGATTAGATGCCAATCCAGGTCAGACTTTTCTCGTGTTTTCTTTCGGCCGTGTTTGTATAGTGGGAACACATCACGGCGCCAGTATTTGCGGTTATCACAACAAAGCACGATATTTCCATACTCACCCTTAAACTTCTTAATATGAGTGCGTAGGACATTCAGGATCATATGACGGATTAGATCCTCATCCATATGAAGGCCTTTTTGTGATGACAACTGTGCCATTAGTCCTGACAAGAGGACTTGATTTAGATCAACTAGAATCATAATATATCCTTAAATAGAAAGGCTATTCTACTTTCTTTTAGGTTTAATGTCAAGAGCACGGAGTCTCTTGTTTCTTGCAGTATTATATTTCCGCAATGTTTTTCCATCATCAACGATGGCGTTACAGTCGGCAATAATATTTTCCCACCATTTAACCATCTTCTTCAATTGTGGTTTGGTGAAGTTGCTATAACCTTCTTCCAGTTGTTTGTCTGTGCCATCAATAGCCATTTGATATTCATTAATGCATCGTTGTGCATGTTTGATTATGGTCTTAGCGTGGGCAGATTTTATTCCAAGATTGTGCATAATCTTGTACATTTTAATTTCTTTCCACGATGATGACCAAAACTCATCAAAGTGAAATTCAATTTCACCAATCATTTCATTGGTTCTAGATTTCAATCTATCCTGAATTGAGGGTGAATTAGTTGTGTCAGTCATCTTCTTTTCCTAGTGTTTCTTGGAAGTCATCAAAGAACTCGTCAGATGTTGTGGTCTTTCTTCCGATAATTCCATAAATTTTTGATTTAGCCATTCTTGCTGCATATTCGATTGGTGCTGTGAGAATAGCCTGAAATCTATCTTCTTTGTGGAATTCACCAGCATCATTTTCTTCAAACAGTAGGATATCATACTTATGCCCTAAATCGCAAGAGCCTACATTTTCACCCGGATCCTTGTAATTTAAGAATTCAATGTGTAGGGAATCCTTTTGCTCTGGATGTGGCACAAACATAATAATGTCATACGGTTCATTTCCGATATGACTTTGCATAGTTTCAAGTAAACTCATCTCAATCCTTTAATATGGTTCTTATGCACTTTGACCATAATCCAACTATTGTAATAATCATCATTCTCTAAAACAGAGTTTGTAAATTGTTCTTTTGCTTCAAGATAACCACATTCACCCTTGGAACGACACAAGTGTATTATTTCTCTTTTGAAATTTTCAGGACCAAATTCTATCACATCTTCAGACAGTTGTGAATTGGATCCGTAATAAGTTTGCCAATCACTGGCTACTTTATACCGTTTCTTCTTACCCTTAACCTGTTTGGTCTTGGAAGAATAAAAGAATTTTTTACCAATGTACTTCTTGCCGCTTTGTGTGTTGGTGATCAAATAGACAAATCCGTAGAATTCACCTATTTGATCTTCCGTAAAATCAACACCATTATATTGCCAATTTAATCTTCCCATTCCTCAGTTCCACCATCGAATTCATCTTCCTCTATATATTCTTCTAAGGAATCTTCGATGATTTCACCGCAAAAGGGGCAATACTCTGGATCTTGAGAGACTAGTTCACGCATAAAAGATAGTTCAAAATATGATTCACAATTGCCACATTCTCCTGTTAAAAGTTTTGTTGACATTTATTATCCTTCTTTTCTAATGGGTATTGTTTTTATAAACACCAACTCCTTTTAACTCAAAACCAAATTTCTGTATCTCATCTTTAGTGGTGTTTCTACTTCCACAACTCGGACACTCCGGTGGAATGTCCGAGCTCTTTACTAATTTTTCGAATGTCTTTCCACATTCTTTACATGAAAAATCAAATATAGGCATTAAATTTCACAAGCCCCGCCGACACAAGCCAATGTCTGAACGCCGACAGTCTTGTCCTCATACTCGTTAACGTTATACTTATCAAAGTCAACTTCAGGGAAACTAGCAATCATTGTGTTGTATGTTTCCTCATCAATTGGTTGATAAGGTGCTTGTTGGTATATAGAATCGTTGTATGGCAGGAACGAAACTCCATTTAGACCATCAAAGTGCTTATAAACCCAAGCAGCAACTTCAAGCCACTCATGTTCACGCACATAAACGGTGATCGATGGGTTGTGTTCTGTCCAATAATCGTTATACATCAGGTAATGTTCCAACTGATCGATAGCAGTCATTTCTGATGCAATACGGCAATGTGCTGGTGACTTCATTGGGAACGAGAATACCCAGTTGCTATCCTTCATCACATCGGTTTCGTATGGAACACCTTGTTCAATCAGGAAGTCCGAAAGTGGATCTTTCTTATCATTACGAACAGTACGGATGTAGAAACGGGACATGCGTGGGTGAATGCCTGACGATGAATCTACCAATTGTGATACTGTGCCAGATGGTTTGACTGTTGTGATAGATGCTGATTCTGGAATACCCAGGATAGCAGCCCACTTCTTGTTAACTGCAATGGAATGTTCACGCATCTTGGTCAACCACTCTTTGGTTTGATCGCTAACGATGCCTAGAACTGGATGATCCATGATACCTGTTAACGATACACCAAGCAGACGTTCTTCTTCTACATTCTTCTTCCAGACGGAACGCAGGTAACGGAAATCGGTCAGTGTTGATTGGAATGTGCCGAGAATGGTTGCAATTTCAACTTTCTTCAACAGAGTCTCTAATGTATCTTCTTCACGAATGATTACTTCGGTTAGGTTACAGAACTCTTGTGGACGTAGGATGATTTCACCGCATGGGTTCGCACCAAAGTCAAAGTTGGGATTACGGCGACTTTCGCCAAGAGATTTAATCTTCTTCTTAGCTGCAAGGCGATTTACAATACCACGTTCACCAGACTTGGATTCATATAGTGACTTCCATTCTTCCATGAATTGAAGCATATCTGGTTTCTCTGTGTATGCAACAGAGTTATTAGACAAAGCACGTTGAGGTTCATCTAACCACCATTGGCCACTCTTAGCATGACGTACACGGTCATCAGATAGGTTCGACAATGAGATCAGAGCAGAACGGCGTACACCACCGACAACCACAACATCAGCAATCTTACACATCAGGTCGTGACACTCTAATGAATTCAACTTACGACCTGCAGCCTTCATAAACAGGTTGACAGTAAAACGGAACAGATCATTGAGTGGACCTGGACCAGATGAACGACCACCAAATGTTTTGAGTGGTGCACCAGCAGGACGAAGTGCAGACAGATCCCATTGTGGAATATGACCACTATACAAAAGACTGATTAGTTCACGGAACGATGATGCCCAACCTAGTTTACTATCTTTAACTTTAATTACTGTTTCTGTCTTGTGGAATGATTCAGCAACATCAGGTAGTTTGGTGATGAATTGGCGTTCAACAGAGAAACCCAATCCAGTACCACACATCAGAACAAAAAGCGCTTCATCAAATGCACGAGGATCATCAACAGCAATATAAGAACAATTGTAACCGGCAATATTATCACGTTCTAATGCCTTTCCTGCTGTCATCAACGCTCGCATCGATGGCATAACTTTTAGATTTGAGATAGCATTATATATCTCATCTTTAGGAAAATCCGAACTCTTGCTCGCAAAAAAATCACAATAACGAGATACAGTTTCTTCCCAGGTCTCTCTGCGCTGTTGCTCAGGCAAGTATCTTGCATAGCGTGAAAGGGCGATGTATCTCTGATAAGCGTTTAACATATATTTCTCCATTCTTCTTATTATTAATTGTGACCAGTGGAACCGAACCCACCTTCACCACGTTCTGTCTTTTCTAATTCTTTAACTTCATTAAATGTAAAGTGCTCACATTTGACAACCAACAATTGGGCAATTCTGTCACCAGGTTTTACGGTGAATCGATCACCACTTGCATTATGCAAAATTACACCAACTTCACCTGTATAATCACTATCGATAATGCCAGGTGCATTTAAAACAAACACGTTTTGTTTAAGTGCTAATCCAGAACGAGAACATACGAAACCGGCATAACCGAGGGGAATGGAGATGTTGATCCCTGTCTTAATTAATTTTGTTTCGCCTGGATAAATGAATGTTTCTGGCATAATCGAACACAAATCTGCACCAGCGGATCCTTGCGTTGCGATTGTTGGTACTACTGCTTCTTCATTGCTTTTTACTAAATTTATATTCATAATATCAATCACTCAAAAAATCGTTAATCATAGGGAAAATTGGTTCGATTGCCTTAGCACAAGCAATAGCAACATCCATGTGTTCTTTTTGGGTACCATTTGCACTGCGGAGTTGTATATAGTGTACCCAGGAACGTAAAGTTCCATTCATATACATCCTTGAAGTTGTCATGCCTTCTGGCAATACAGCTCTTGCTTGTTCTTTAGCTATACCACTATCTATCGCCCATTGATATGCATTTTGCACAGTATCTTGTACTTTTTGTTGGTAGTTTTCCCAGAATGATTGTACAGCAGGGTTTTCACAAGGCACACTATTCTGACGATTCTTTGGGTCTTGAAATCTTGCTTCCCTCTTTTCAAATCCAAGGTCAGCAACAGCATAACGTTGACTAAACTCTTGGAAAGAGAAGGACCGGTGTCGTAAAATCTGGCGAGCAATATCACGAGTAGTTTCAATCTCTAAACACACACTAACCATTTCTAATGGTGACCAGTGTTTATGTTTAATCAGATACCCGATTAATTTTGGAGCAGTTTCCATGTTCAACTGGTTACTTGGATTAGATACTCTGGCTACATATGCAACCTGATCCTGTAACGATACTACACCATCATCTAACATCTCTTGTGTAGGTTGCGAATAATTAATTAATTTCACTTTCACTTCAAATCTCCATTCATACTTTCTTCCAGTTAACAAACTCCATTTTCGCCCTCAAATTAATGAAGGAGTGTTTACTTATGATATCTTGGAGGTCATCTTTAGAAAACCCCGAAAGAATCATATCATTTACATCTTTTTCTTCTATCATTTCAGGCCATATAACCACATTGTAGTGATCTTCTATGGCCTTTTCTAACTTCTTGACAATTTCTTTGTTCCGTGGTTCGTTATCAAAGATGAGTGTTATATTTGACTTATCATACACTGTTGCTGCGTGTGTTAGATTCGAATCACAGGTTGCAATTGCATTATCAACAAACATAGAATCAAAAGGACCCTCAACAACATAAATCATCTTATCGGTGTCAACAGTATCCATTCCGTAAATCTTCTCGTTATTATCATCCGTCTTGATGGTGATATAACGCAACACAGAATCGCCTATTGTACGACCTTGTACGGCAATTAGATTCTTTTCTTTGTCATAGAACGGAATGACCAGTCTCTCATCATTTTCCTTGAGGCCTTCTTGGACGATACCTAGATCCTCAATGAATCGTTTAAAATCTTCCGCAAAGTATAACTGCTTATAATTTTCTTCTGGGATTTTTCTGTTCTCAATAAACACCTTTGCACGATGGTCTATTGGTAACGATTCGATAGTTGGAATGCCCAAAGACTTCTTGAATGTTGGTCGTTCAGTCTTGAATTCCTCAAACGTTGGTTTTGGATAGTTTTGATTACCAGTGTCACCGTTCTTAAATCGTTCCAAAGCATATTCTTTCACAATCGTTGGATCAACTTTGTCCAGAAAATTGTAAAAAGAAGTAGATGCACCACAGTTGTGGCACATATAGAAATAATCGTTCTTTTTTCGGTAGACGTAGCCTCGGCACTTCGTCTTGTTTTTCTCCGAATCACCGCAAAGTGGGCATCGAAAATTATAAAGGTCTTGCTTCTTTTGCGTAAACCTTTGCAATTTCGGAGAAACCATGAGGAGGAACTTACGATCAATAAAAACACTCATAATATAATCAATTTTCTTTTGTTGTTTACATACGGAACAATACAGACTTTATGGTATCAAGACTTAGATGAGAAATCAACCATGACATAACAATAATGCCGCCGGCAACCATCCATTTCCACTCTAACAACTTGTCCAGAGACTCTTTTTCTTTTCTATTATGATCCGAAATCTCCGTTCTTAAACCTTTAATTTCTTCCAATAAACGTCTTTCGGTATCTTGGACTTTATCCAATACCGTATCGATTCTGGAATGAATCTCTTTTACATCTGCATCAGTTTCTATTCTGCGTTTGTCCATCTCTCTGTAGACCTGGCTAATATGTCTATCTTGGGCATCCACAAGCTTTTCAATAACCTTATCCATCTTCTCACACAATTGAGAGATGACACTAATTTGCGTTTTTAATACACCAACATCGACCTTCATATCGATGATATCTGAGCATTCATTTGTTTGTTTTGATGTTGACATGTTCAATTCAGCGCTGTGTGATTTATTGATTTCTTGTTCTTCTATATTAATCACAATAATACGCCCGTCAACTCATCAGTGTTATTTATTTATAATGGATGTGATATGCAAAAAACATATCACTCGGAAAGTTGTTTCTGTTGTTTGTACCACTCTTGCCACTTACTTAACGTGTTCGACACACTATGATATGTGCTGTAGTTTTCGATTACAACATCAAAAACTTCACTGGCCGAAGCACCGTCTGGTGTGACCTTAAGTTGTGGTGCAGGCACCAAGAAAGAATCTGGTACCTTAGGGAATTCTTGTTTCACCGGAACGGTTGGGCAACCGGTCAAGATGAATAGTAGAGGCAATATTAAAAGTTTTTTCATTTTATGTTTACTGCCGCATTGTTTAACACATCAATGACTTGAGGTTGCACTTTGCAACCAGCATTAAGATTTGCTTCTAATTCCTTTAACTTCTTCTTGTTTGCATTATTGTTATCACGAATGACCTGTTCGTTCTTCAACAATTCTTCAACAAGTTTGGTATTTAGTTCGGCAGATGCTTTCTCTGCCTTTGCTACTTGAATTTGCATATCGGCAATTTTAACACGATACTCTTTATCTTTGGCAATGCCACCTTCATACCAGATACCAATGACGGTCAGAATAATTCCACCGACTTGAAGTGGTAATTTGTATTTCTGTACAAAGGGTAAGTATGCTAACACATAACTAACGATAATTGCAAGTATGCCTACAATTAATACCAAATGAAATACAACGTCAGGTAAAAAGTTTAGTGCCCACATAATTTATCCTATCTGTTTACCAGATTGTAAATCTTTGAGTGTTAAACCACCAGTGTATTGGAAGTGTGCCATTTCTTTAAATGTTTTCCAACGACCTGCCCATTCTAGACCGGCTTGTTCTCCCAACTGACCAACTTTTTCCCACAGTTTAGCATCTTCACCAGAAGTGTTCCATACTGGTTTACCGTTACGCAATGGAACAATATCAACTGCACAACGCCAATTGTGCCAGGACTGTCCTGCTTTTGCGTTAGTCACTTTCTTACCTGGTGCAGTGCGACCTTGAGCATACAAAGCGTTCTGCGATTCATGGTCACGATAAGTTGATGTGACAAGAAGATCAATGCCTTCATTATCACACAATTCTAAAAATTTTTCAACCTTTGGTTTTACCACAGGATGCAATTCATCCAAAGAACGACTGTTAATCATGACATTTTTCCCTTATTTCATTATTAGGTTCATTGTAGTATTCTTGTAAATCTTTATTCTGTATTGCTTTACCAATCAAGGCATTTGCAACCCAAGCACCCATGTATCCAATGAAGTACCATTCGGTTAATCTATCCATAGCTATAAGATAAATGAAACCCCAAGTGCTTACAATCCAGACACCAAATCTACTGAACTTTCTTTCGTTCAATACGCCATTGGTACACACTAGGTCTAAAAAATATACTTTACTTTTCTTATCAGCATTTAATCGATACAAATAAACACTACATACTATCATTATTACAGATAGTATTATGAACATCAGTTCATTTGGTGTCCAAATTGCATCTAACCAATGGTTCATTTTACATCTTTGGAGGATTTCTCTTAGCTATCTTCATCAAGACAGGAGATTTTCTTTTCTTTGGATTTACTCCTGGTTCACCAGCTGAACCGCCAGTACCAGCAACACCAGATGATACGTTTGTTGGTCCTGTTGAACCACCAACGGCCATGCCATCTTCTTTGATAAAATCTTTAAACGATTTCATTAGCATCTCCATCTACGTAAGGCTTTGTTGATTGGTGAATCTGGATCACGTTTGGTCTCAGCACTTGCATGAGCACGTTTCATGCCACTCATGCGAGCACAAAATGATTTTCTGCGTGATGCACGTTTACCACTTGGATTCTTTTCTGTAACCGCAGTCTTTAGTTTCGAACCAGGATTCTCACGGCGATAAGCATTAACTGCCTTCTGTGACATACCATCTGTATTGTCTTGTTTGTTGACCTTTTGCCAATCTTCTTTTACAGGTACACAATTCGGAACAGTCTTACCGTTCTTCTTCTTTGTGCCTATGGCCTCATATCCCTTCCAGCAGGAATCTTTTAGACCTTCTCTTAACTGTTTAAATGTTTTCATAGCTTTCTTAAGACTCCGACAACGGTTTCATCTAATGGTATATCACTCGACATTATATTTTTGCCGTTGATACCTTTAACTACTTCTGGCATAATGTTTAGATATAACAGAAAAGTTTTTAATACATCATAATCACGTTCTTCTATTTTGAAGAATAGGATTCTGACTGTAGGTAAATGGCCGAAAACGTTGCTCAATAGAATGATATGATTTAGTATCAATCTTTCTTTTAATGCCTTTGTTACTTTATATCTGCGAATCAATCTTTTCAGATATTTTATTCTTTTTATGTCGCCTTCAAATTCAGACAAAATACAATGTGGTGAAGTATAACACTTCATCGCATACATAACAAAGTTTTCATCAGTCAAATTATCGATCATTATTTTTGTCTGGGATCTAAATCGCCAGTTTCATCCTCAAATTGACCTTCTTCATCTTCGTCTAGAATATCATTCAATTCGTCTTCCGTTGCTACAGAAGAAAAACATTCAAGAAAACCACTATCACTTAGATTGTACTGGAATATAAGGTAGAATTCACCTTCATCCGGATTCTGAACTGTGTTAATTGTACCATCAAGCTTAGCACCAATCTTAGGACCAAACTGATTCAATACGATAACCAACTCATCATCAATTTCGTTGTCTAACACAATTTTCGGTAAAGTAATGCCATACATCGAAAGAAGTTTTGTAACCTTTAGCAATGCACTATATGGATTAATCCATTGTTGTGACATTACTGCCGACAAATTGCGATTAATTTCATCACGTGTTATATCATTGGATAAATCAACTTTATCCTTAGAAATGGATACCACCGGTAAGTGGTATCCACCCTCGTTTAGAAATTCACGAAAATTGAACATTAAGCGATTGTGATTGTTGCGTTAGAAGATGTTGCAACCACACCTTGATCAGCCGCAGTAACAACAACACGGAACACATCGGTTGTGTTAGCAGTATTTGCTGGTTTGACACCCAGAGTTGCGGTAGTTACACCAGTGAAGTGGATGTTTGCGATATCTGTTGGTGTTGTCCAACCTCTGGTACCAGTTGCATTGTTTGTCTGCCATGCATATGTCAGAGTTGCAGATGTGTTACCGGACAGTGTTGGTGTTACTGTGAACGTTGCTGTGTTAGCATACGAACCGCTAGCCAGAACTGACGCAGCCGAAGGACCCGCCAGTGAAATAGAAACGTTAGCGTAAATTTGACCATCACCGTCAGTACCATTCATGGAACTTAGAGCAACTAGAGTTTCTTGTTGTACACGACCAGCACGGCCGCCAGTACCTGTAGTTTTCAGTACCCAACCAGCATGTGCAACTTTCTTGTTTGCATTAGCTTCTTGTGCATCAACACCGAAAAGACCGACAGTTTCACCAGCGATGTAAGCACCAGATGTGGTGTTTGCATACAGAAGTGTAACGTTGGCACGAGTTGGTGCAGCCTTTGTTGGATTGTTCTTAACAATCGAAGCGTTAACAGCCCACAGTGGTGTGTTAGCTGCGTTATCGTATTTACCCCATGAGGACATGTTTTTCTCCTTGAAAAATCCCGTTTATTATACTATTTATTGTTTACTTTTTTTCGTATCCGAATCAGCCTTCTTAACGTCATCCAGGCGATTTGGAACATTTCTCATTAATGGGTCAATTTCCACATCATCTCTAGGTTCACCCGTTAATGTTTTACCACCAGACATAACCGCTGCAGCATCAGGTTTATTTTCACCAAAATTCTTATCCATATCTGGAGTATTCATTTTTGGTTTCTTACCATAGGTCGCAACAGACTTATCTTCCTTTTCGTGGTCATATAAATCTTCTTTGACCATCTTATGTTTCTTATAGAGAGCTTTAATCATTCTTGCTGATTTCGACATTTCTCTCTTTTTGTTTTGTGTGGTGTCATCAGTGTTTGTTGCACCATCAAAAACAGTTTGTGTAGCCGCCTGAGCATCTTGGAAAACATCTTCGACATACTTTTTAAGTTTCTTATAGTAGTCTGGTTTTTCGTTCAGGTGGTCACGAGCAATTTCATCAGCAACGTTTTTGTCGTTAGTGTGTTCACTTTCAACCTTAACACCTTCTTCGTGAGCCTTTTTTAATTCTTCCATGGAAACTTTATGTTTCTTGGCGATTTCTTCTAAAGATGGTGTTGGTTTACCAAACTTATCTTCTGAAATGTGTGTACAATTACAAGGTGTTTGGCCGCAAATTGGACATACACGCTCTTCTGTTGACCAACCACGTTTACGATCCTGTTCTGCTGAATCAACTGCCGATTTCTTGTATGCTTCAGGATCGTGCTTTACCATGTGGGTCAATTTTTTATCAATTCTCTTTTTCATAACATCGCCAATTTTACCCATGCTCTTATGTGCTTTTTGATGTTCTGGAGAACCATGCTTAGCAGCAAGTGCTTGTTGGTAACGACCATGCCATGCTTTGTCAAGAGTTTGGTCAGAGACTTCGTTCAGGTCAGTTTCTTCTTTGACTTTAGTCCAAGTTCCTGGACGTTCAAGATTAGCATATCTTTCGTGTTTTCTAAATGCTTTACTAGCAGTTTCATGGTCGCCTTGTTTCTGAGCAGTACCTAGCTCTTTCCAAGTAGAATCAACTTTTTTCTTCAACTCTTGTTTGCGTCGAATCTTTCCAATAAACGAATGTTTATCTGCTTCTGACACAACTTCTTCATTTAGTTTACTATCAACGTAGTCGTTAACAAACTTAGCAGCATGCTTATGTTCTAGACCATGTTCTTTTGCAACCGCTTTATGAGCAGCAAGAACTTTGCTACCGAATTGATCCATACCAGTATGACCGCTCTTGAAGTCAGAGATATGCTTGTCAACATGACGGGAAATGGTGTCATGCAATTCACCCATCTTACCTTCGTCAATCTGCACTTCTTCTTTATTTAATCTATCGGCAGCTGCTTGACGAGCTTTGATTGACAGATTGTAGTTTGGTTGATTCCAAGGTTTAGCACCAACAGATCCTATTTCTTTTTGTTTGTGTGCCTTTTTCTCCAACTCATGTTTCTTAATTTCAGTTGGAGTGTGCTTGCTGGTTGCAGTCTGTTCTGTTTGAACTTCTTCAAATTGGTGATCACGTTTCCATTTAGCGAAATCACCAGATTTAGAATGAGCAATCTTAGTGTCTGTACCAACAAATGCAGGATTGATGCCTTTAGACTTTAAGTATTTCTCCAAGTCACTAGATTCAGCAACATTATACTTTGCTGACCAAGGATCATTAGGATTAGTACCAAAGGTGGACTTTGGAGCCACACCTTTGATGATTGCCTTTATCTTTTGGGCTTTGTCACTCATTTGTCAACCACTTCTTTCTTAACTTTATCCATAGCAGTACGTGCTAAGTGTCTAACTCTAGAAAATGGAGTATGTGAACCTGATGTACCTTTGTCTTTAACGTCAGGTTTAACATCAGTGTAAGGTGCAACAAAAGGAACATTGTCTGTTTCAGGTTGTCTACCTTCTTCCAGTTCAACTTCTTCGTTCTTCTTAGAAAATGCCTTAGAAATCTTGTCTAGGTCTTTCTTTGTCTTTTGTGCCTGTGCCTTCAATTTAGCATCATCTTTAGCTTCAGGTTCTTTAGTTTCTGGTTCTGCTTCCCAATCTTCATTGCGTTGCTTCGAATAATAAGCAGCAAGAGCCATCTTCATGCGTTTCTTCTTAGACTTGCCTTCAAACTTAGGATTGTCACTGTGAACGAAATCGTGAATCCAGTCAGCAGCCTTTGCATCTTTAGAAAGAACTTCATTGACCATTTCAATCAGTTCTTCAACATTGTCGGTTTCAACTTCTGTTTCTTCAAACTGGTGATCATTCATCCACTTCTTAAATTCATTCGACTTAACAATAGCAATCTTTTTGTCTTTTGTTGTCGTTGATGGATTATAACCACGAGACTTCATGTAACGAGAAAGCATTTCTTCGTTAGCTTCGCCGATCCAGTTTAACAGTTTATCTTTGAAACCTTCAGTAGCAAGTGGACCAGGACGATACTTGACTTTTGTTGATTTTCCATCTGAACCAGGACCAACATCGTCCTTTTGTTTTGTTGGTTCGTTAGCACCCTTCAAGGTGTCTTTAGTTCTCTTTTTCGGATCAATTTCTTCATGCACAGGAACACCAGCCGAATGTTTGATTGTATTCACTGCGTCAGCATGACTGTCATGATCGTCTATATGACCATAATCTTCTTCACCATCATCTCCTTGTGGACCATGATAAGCTGTGTGTGTGTTGCTCTTTTTATCGTGAACAACATAACCAATTTTTTTGCCATTGTGATAAACACCATGTTCAGCTTCATGTTTATCATCATATTCTTTTTTGACGGTGACTTTTTCCTGGAGGTTAATAACCTTCATTACAGTTTCAGAGACACTTTTGATTTTGTTGTCAAGCATTTTTACACCTTCTTTTTTTTCTTAATTGTTAGGGTTGTATTACGATCTGAATCTTTGTATGACTGCATAGGTTCTTTATTAGTTGCACCACCTAATGTACCACCGACACCCATATCATTTGCACCAGGATCATCAATTGCTTCTTTTTTGATGGTTCTAAACTTCTTAAACGACTTCTTCGTGTTGTCATAATCACTACTCAAAGGATTAGGAGTAGGACCTCTTGTCATACCAGCAAAGTTGATAACATCATCATTACTTGCATCAATACTTTCACTGTATGTCTGATTACCTAAACCTGCACCAGCTGCGGCACCTTGGCCACCTGCACGAGTATCATATTCTTGACCGACACCAGCAGGTTTACCCAAAGTCTGTTGCTTCAGTGATTTGTCACCACGTTTTTTTACTTTTTCTTTGTCTGCGTCTTTTTGGAAGTTTGGCTCTTTTGGCTCTGGGCTGATTGTGAGCGTTGGGTTTTTGCCTTCACTGTAGGTTTTGAAGGTGTACGTTTTGTTCCTTTTTGGTGCGTCCCACTTGAGGTCGTCTGCGTTTTCGTCACCTGCTCGGTTGTCTGGGGTAATGTCTCCTGGACCTGCGGCACGGAAGGCTGGGTTGTATTTCCCTTTGACGTTAACTTTTTGAACCAATTTAGAATTGCCTGAATCATTATTACTTTCCTTGAAGAAATTTGTGAGTTTTTCATTGATATTTAGTCTATTGTTTCTATCCAACCAACCAAATGCACTTTCCGAATAGTTTCTGTTGTCTAAAAATGAGTTGATTGACATATATGTATCGGTAATATCTTCTTCCAGACTTTCAATGGTACGGTTATTATCGAAAACCATAAAATTGTCAAACGATTCGGAGAACATTGTTTTGTTCTTCTGTGACAATTCCCATTTTTCATTTCTGATAGATTCTACCATCATTCTAGACAGTTTAGAATTTCTTTCTTGTGATGCTTCGTTGGAAGTTTCCACAAAAACCATCATTGTCGAATAACCCAAGTTTCCAAGATATTCTTTAATGACACCGATTCTTTGAGAGTTTTCTGCTGGGCCATTGATGATTAATGGTTTACGTTCTTTAACTTCTTTGATGTAACCAAGTTTTGAAATTTGTTCGAATGCTTGAATTGTATTCAACTCAACACATTTAGATTCCGCAATACACTCACGAATGATAATATCTTTACCTGAACCTGGACCACCAGTTACAAAAATTGCCTTGAATACACCACGATTGATATTTTCATTTAGACCCATGCCTTTACGAGTATCTCTCATTAACTCTCTAGCATGTTGATCTGAAACGTGGTGAGGAACACCTTGGCGGAAAGAATGGAAATCATTGTTCTGTGCATGGTGACGCATTTTAGTGCCAGACATGCCTTCAGAACCTTCTGCATCAGGATCACGATGACCAGCAGAACGGACTTCAATCTTCTTAAAGTTGTAATATCCGTGTTTACCTTCTTTACCATTATACTTGTGTAAGAGGTCGTGATATTCTTTAACACGATCCGAACCACCAACAACAATCAGATGGTCGTGACCTGCAGCATGTAATCTAGCTGCGTGGTGCATAAGTGTTGGATGATCTTTCGAAGCAACATCAAAATGTGTGCCAGGAGAGAATCTCTGTAAGTGTTTAACTTTCTGTTCACCTGATAACGGATTCTTTTTAGAGTCCTGTGAACGAGAAAGAACGATAGTGTGTTTTGCACCTTCTTTTTCGGCCGTAGATTTAACCTTATCGATCAACTTTAAGTGACCTGATGTTGGTGGGTTCATACGACCAAAGGCCATTACCACCGGTTTGGTGGACTTCTTAATTTCGTCTAATGACTCTAAAAAGGTTTTCATTTTCTGACTTTTAATAGGTTTGCTCTTGCAAATTCGGCACGATTGACGAGTTTTGTTGGCTCGCCTGCATGATTAACGACAAATCCTTCTGGATTTGTTCTCTTATTATCTATATGATGTTCCAGACCACCTTCATGTTGGTTCAATGTGTGAACCAATACATTCTTTGCCTGTTGTATGTGGTGGTGCATTTTCAAGAAGTTTTCATAATGTTCCTTATTATCAGCAATATGGGCAACGTGTTGTTGACCTTCACCTTCTCTACGACCTTGAGCAGCAGGAGTTTTAAGTTTTTCTGCCGCCTTCTTATATTTGTCTGTGATGTGTTTTTGCAAACCATTAACAGAAGGAGTTTCACCTGTACGAACGGTTTGATTAATATATGTTGAAAGATGACCTGCTTCACCACCATGTGGTTGAATGGCATTATACATCTTCTTGCCACCCTCATTATTCAATTTGGATGCTGCTTCCATGTGTTTGTGGAATTCTTTTTGAGCATCTTCAGAATAGTGTACATGTCTAGTATCATATTCTGCTGACTTGTGCCATACATCTTCATTGTGGCCAAAGTTGTGATGATCCGGGAAAGGATCAGCCGACATTGACTGTAGGTCTTTTCCGTGATATTGCGTATGCACAATAACACCGAGTTTAGCACGTTTAACTT